AAGATGCAGGTATTTGAGTCGGGTGAGGTACAGGATATGTGCGGCGAGGATGTCTCGTTTTGTCTCGATGCAATTGCAGCAGGATTTGAAATATGGTGCGATCCACGAATTCGTGTCGGACATGAAAAGACAAGAGTTATATAAGGTACGTAAAGGGCAAGAGATTCTGGGAAAGAATCTCACGGTACAAGAATACTGTGATCTGATGGAAGATATTGCTCAAGAGTTTTATGAGGGTAAGTTTCCGAACCCTCTCGATTTAACAACTGAGATTCAAAAGGAATATGAAGAATGAATTGTTGGCACTGCGGAACAGAATTAATATGGGGTGGTGATAACTCCATGGACGAGTTGAATGATGGAGATGAGTCTGAATATGATTTCTTCTCTAACTTTACCTGTCCAAAATGTCAATCTTACGTTGAAGTCTTTCATCACAAATAATGTCTTGCTTAATTACGAATCTACCCTCATATGAGGTATGGGTCAGAAAAGAATACTTAACCGACCATAAGAGTGGTCACGGTGAATTTGTCAAAGGAGTCTGGGTATCTGCAAAGAGTATACCTGGTCGTGCCTTTTATTTTGAGACTTATCTACCTGAGTATGCAGCAATGTTTGATAAGTTACCAATTTCTGCGTTTCTCTCGTCTCCAGAGATACCCGATCCTGACATGACACTGCATAATTTGCAGTTTTGGAACTGTATGGACTACGGTGTGGTTGCCGTTCAGAAGCAGTTTATCGGATCTATGCACTATGAAGTCTATACAAGGGATTATGGCAACCAGACGGGCACATATATCTGCACATTAGACAATTATCATCAGGATGTAGACGCAATTGACTACTCAACAAGTGAACAACCTGCCGAACATAAGTCTCATAACCTCCTTGAATTGGACAATGGGCAGTTTTGTCTCTATCCAAACAACAGAATGAGGATATATGACAACAGTATCACTCCTGAGACACCTAAGATTCCTGATTTTAAGGTATCAACCGTGTATTATCAGGTGGAGAACGGTCATGATCGTGACGGATTAGGGTCGGAAGAGAATTATTTTTGGAAAACTGCCAAAGAAAGAGGAGAATCAGTTAATATAATGAATCAAAATGAAATTAATACTGTGATTGGAGGAGGAAATACTGCAATTGGGACTGTAGATATCAATATTGAACCAGAACTCGGATAAATTCTTTAAAAAAAGGGTATAAATAAATATAAAACTTGGTTCATGGCAAATACAAGGGTGTCGAAAGCGTTTAAAGACATAAGTTTATCGTTTGAACCCCATCCAGTTACTAAAGATTTACCAATTCTCAAGAATGAGAGGGCAATTAGTCGTTCTGTACGTAATATTGTCGAAACAATACCAACTGAAAAGTTTTTTAACCCTGATTTTGGATCAGATGTGTATCGAAGTCTCTTTGATTTTGTTGATTTTGGTACTGCAAACGAGATTCAAGAGCAAATTAAGACCTCAGTTATAAATTTTGAACCAAGAGTTGATAATGTAAGGGTTGATGTTGACCCACAACCTGATTCGAATCAGTTTGAAGTCACCGTAATTTATGATATCGTCGGTCAAGAGTTCCCAACTCAAGAATATTCATTTATATTAGAGGCAACAAGGTAAAATGCCTTTCTCAAACTTCACAAATCTTGATTTCGATCAAATCAAAACGTCAATTAAGGACTATTTACGTGCAAATTCCGATTTTTCGGACTTTGACTTCGATGGTTCGAACTTTTCTGTCTTAATTGACACTCTTGCGTACAATACTTACATCACTGCATTCAACTCAAACATGGCAGTTAACGAATCTTTCTTAGATTCTGCCACTTTGAGACAAAATGTCGTATCTTTGGCTGGAAATATTGGATACAAACCACGTTCTAGAACCGCAGCAGACGCACAAGTCTCTTTTGACGTTAATATCAATAGTAGTGTGAGTTCAGTCACCTTAGAACCTGGTATAGTCTGCGTTGGTGATGTTGATAATGAGTCATATACATATGCAATTGTCGAACCTATCACTGCAAACGTTGTAGATAACATTGCTAAGTTTGAAAATATCAATATCTATCAAGGAACCTATCTTGAAAAGACATTTACATACGATGGATCACTTGATCAAAGATTTATATTAGATAATGCATTTATTGATACTTCAAAAATTGTAGTTCATGTCAGACCATCTGGTTCGAATGGAGATGGAACTGAATATACACTAGTAAACGATATAATTGACGTAAATTCAGATTCAAAAATATTTTTAATTAGTGAAATTCAAGATGAAAGATATGAATTAAAATTTGGAGATGGATTTTTTGGTAAAAAATTAGGAAATGGTGCTAATCAGGATGGTGATGAAATTATTGTCAAATATATTACAACGGATGGGAAAAATGGTAACGGTGCAACTAATTTTTCTTTCTCTGGTAGACTAACAAAAATAAATTCATCAAATGGTGAAATTGAAGGAGTTGATTTTGATACTCCTGAAGTAATTACCAATGAAAAGGCACAAAATGGAGGAGATATTGAATCAATTGACTCAATTAAGTATTTTTCACCGATTACTTACTCTTCACAGAATCGAGCAGTCACATCAAGAGACTATGAAGCAGTAATTAAGAAAATATATCCAAATACGGAGTCAGTTTCGGTAATTGGAGGTGAAGAACTAGATCCACCAGAGTTTGGTACAGTTGTAATTAGTATTAAACCCCAAAATGGTGATTTAATATCAGATTTTACAAAAAATCAAATATTATCAAAGTTAAAGCAATATACAATTTCAGGAATCAATCAAAAAATCGTTGATTTGAAAATTTTATACGTTGAACTTGAGTCAAATGTATATTATAATGATTCATTTATATCATCACCTAATTCTTTAAGGACAGGTATTATAAATTCATTAAATTTATACTCAAAATCAATTAATTTGAATCAATTTGGTGGAAGATTGAAATATAGTAAACTGTTAAAGGTTATCGATGACACTGATCAAGGAATAACATCAAATATTACAAAAATTCGTATGAGGAGAAATTTACAGGCATCTGTAAATCAATTTACACAATATGAATTGTGTTTTGGAAATAAATTTTATGTAGATCCAAATGGGTATAATATAAAATCAACTGGTTTTAGTATTTTTGGAAAAAGTGGAACATATTACATGTCGGATGTTCCAAATAGTGATTTAAAAACTGGAGTTTTAAGAATTATTGAAATTTTAGATGATGGTAGTATTGGAAATGTAATTTCCTCTGCAGGATCAATAGATTATGAAAAAGGGGAAGTAAATGTATCAACAATTAATATTACATCAACAATCAAACCAAATAATGTTGTTGAAGTTCAAGCATTCCCAAGATCAAATGATGTTGTAGGTTTAAAAGATTTATACATCTCATTAAACATCTCAAATAGTTCAATAAATATGGTTAGGGATGTAATCACATCAGGTGATGAAGCTTCTGGAGTACAATTCACCAGAGATTTCTATTCATCAAGTTATCCAAATGGAAGTATAATTAGGACATGATACAAACAGGGATTGTAAGTAAAGTCAAAATAGGTGATATATTATCAAATCAACTTCCTGAATTTATTCGGGATGAAAGTCCTCTGACCGTTGATTTTTTAAAGCAATATTATATTTCTCAAGAATTTCAAGGTGGTTCAAGTAATTTAATTGATAATTTAGATCAATATTTAAATGTTACTAATTTAACACCAGAAGTTATAGTTGATAGTTCGACTACAGTTGGTATCACTACTATTGGTGCTAAAACAATTAATGTTACTAGTACGAAAGGATTTCCAAATCAATATGGTTTGTTAAAAATTGATAATGAGATAATCACTTACACTGGAATTACAACTAATACTTTTACAGGATGTGAACGTGGATTTAGTGGTATTACAAGTTATCATTCGGAAACAACTAAAGAAGACTTAGTATTCAGTTCTTCATCTGCAGCAGAGCATACAAATTCATCCATAGTTCAAAATTTAAGTTCTTTATTTCTAAAAGAATTTTATAAAAAATTCAAAAAAACATTTTTACCAGGATTAGAAGAAACCAATTTACAATCAAATTTAGATGTTGGAACTTTCATAGGTGAAGCAAGGTCATTATATCAAACAAAGGGAACAGAGGAATCATTTAGAATACTTTTCAATATTTTATATGGTATAACACCTAATATTTTAAATTTAGAAGAAAGATTAATAAAACCGTCATCATCTGATTATGTTAGAAGAAGAGTTTGTGTTGCAGAACTCTTAGAAGGTAATCCCAGAAGATTAAAAGGACAATCATTGTTAAAAGGTCTAACAGGACAAACTTTATTCAGAAGTGATCTTGATATAGATGTAAATGCCTCAATATCTGAAATTGAACCTTTTGAAAGAAAAGATTCTGGATTGAGTGGAATTACCACATATTATAAAATTGGTTTGTTCGTTGGTTATGATGAAAGTTCTGATATTGCAGGAGATTTTGTAGTTGTACCAAATACTAAAGCAATTGAAAAGGTTGAACCTAATTCAAGTGTGATTACTGTTGATTCAACTGTTGGTTTTGGAACTGCAGGAACTATTATATCTGGAACAAACACAGTAACATATACTGATAAAACAGTAAATCAGTTTTTAAATTGTACAGGTGTAGGTGTCACAATTGATCCAGTACAGAATGTAAGATCAAATATTACATATTTTGGATTTGAAGATGGTGATTTAGATAGAAAGGTAGTTCTCAGATTAACTGGAGTTTTATCTGAATTTGAACAAAGTGATATAATTGATGTCAATGAGGGTGAAGTAATAACGGTTAAGAATATTGGTGATAAAGTCGAAAATAATAAAACATCATTCAAAGAAATTTTTTGCAATTCTTGGATTTATAATACTAGTTCATCATATTTTATCATTGACAAAGATTCTAATGGAATTACGTTAGGAGGTACTATTGATAGATCAAGTTTGAAGGAAGGAGATTTTGTAGATATTGTGGATAGAGGAACTAATACTATAGTGGAATCTTCAAACACAATCTACGTAAATGGTATTTCAGGTAATACAATCACATTAAGTGATAATGATATTATCTCAGATTTTGTAACAGAAGAAGATAAAAGTAAGTATAAGTTAAGAAAAAGACTTAATAAACCAAATAGTTTAAATACACCAATTGAATTTGGAACTAATTTAATATCTGATATTCAAAATGTTTATACTCAAGGTGATACGGCATATGTAGCATCTAATTCGTTACCATCATTTACAAATAATCCTAATCAATCACATCCATATTTCAATCAGATAACTGAAGATACAAAATCTGTTTCAGTGGGATTTGGTACTGTAACTTCAGCATCTTCAGGAATTGCAACTCTCACTGATGTTGTAACTGATGATATATTTTCAAGCATATCTTTAGGAGTACTTGTTCCATTTAAAAATGGACAAAAAATATTTTACGAATCCCAAGGTGGTTCACTTGTAGGGTTAGAGACAGGTTCTTATTTTGTAAAACTCGTTAATAATAAAACATTTAAGTTATATGGATCTCCCTCGGCAATTGGTAATGGTAAAAATCTAACATTCAAGAAAGACTCAGATACTAGTATTCATAATTTTACATTATTTTCTCAAAGATCAAACGAAATTGGATCTCAGAAATTATTTAAAAAATTTAATTTGAGTGAAAATATTTCAAATGGTAATAATGATTCAACTCCTATAGGACAAACAGGAATGTTAATTAATGGAGTTGAAATTACAAACTATAAATCTGAAGATAAAATATTTTTTGGACCTTTAGAATCTGTTGATTTATTAAATGGTGGTAATAATTATGATGTTATTAATTTACCTAACATTACCATATCAAATGGGATTGGCACAACTGCTTTAGTTCAACCTGTCATTAGTGGTAAAATTGAAGATGTATTGATAGATCCTCAAGATTTTGATATTGATAAAGTAGTATCAATTGGTGTTACGGGTGGTAATGGTACAGGATGTGTATTGGAACCTGTAATAGGAACAAGATATAGAAAAGTATTTTTTAACACTGAACCTAAAACAAATGGTGGTAGTGGTATCAATACTGTATCTGAAACTATAACATTTATTGGGGATCATAATTTTGCAGATGGAGAATCTGTAATTTATGATTCTAATTCTCGTGAACCAATTAATATTGTGGGTGTAGGGACTGATAGATTATCAAATGGTGCAATTTATTATGTTGGAAAAACCAATAGTACAACAATAGAATTATTTGAAACTTTTGAAAACTACCAAGCAGGTACTCCGAAAATTAATTTTAAAGTAAATACTGGTCTAGGAAATCAAGTATTTAAAGTTGGTTTAAGAAACTCATTATTAGGTGTTAATGTTATAGATGGTGGACAAAATTATGCAAATAGAAAACTTTTTGTAAAACAGTCTGGAATATCCTCTATTACTAATAGTATCACTTTTAATAATCATGGATTTCAGGATGGTGATTTAATTGAATATTCTGGTAACATTGTTGGTTTGAATACAAATAACAAATATTATGTTTTAAAAAATGATGATAATTCATTTAGTTTAAGTAATGCTGGAATTGGAGGGACAATTCAATCAAATTACATCAGACGTGAAAAAACTATATTTGGAGAATCTGGAACAGGTTTACAAACTTTTATGTTCCCTGATATAAAAGTTTTTGTTAATTTTGACACTCTCGGAAGTGGAACAACAATACCTGCATCACAAACAATAGTCGCAACACCAAAAGTAAAAGGAACAATACAACAATTATATCTTTATGAATCAGGAACTGGATATGGATCAACAGTACTGAATAATCACAGAAAACCCTTAGTAACTTTAAAAAATGGTAAGAATGCATCATTAAAACCAGTAATTGAAAATGGAGAAATAATTGATATTAATATTGAAAATAAGGGAAGTGAGTATTTCTCAGTTCCTGATGTTGTCATTGAGGATCCAACAGGTCTAGGTTTTGGTGCTCAATTGAGACCAGTTATTGTAAATCAAAAATTAGAAAATGTTATTATAATCAATTCTGGTATTGGATATTCAACGTCAACTAATATTAAAGTTAAGTCTACGGGGATTAATGCTTTATTTGATTCAAATGTAAGATCTTTAACTCTAAATAAAAATTTTGGAGGAAATTTTGAGAACCTAGAGGAGTCTGATAATAAGTTAAAATTTAGTTACATTGGATACTCTACAAGTCCATTTAAAGATGGTAGTGATGAGGTATCTGGATTAATTGGATGGTCTTATGATGGTAACCCAATTTACGGACCATTTGGTTTTACAGACCCATCAAACCTTCCGAGTAATAATGTTGGTAAAAAAATATTAGAATCTGGATATGAATTAATACCATCAAATGTTATTGATAGACCTGATTTTGATAATGGATACTTTGTAGAAGATTATACTTTTACAGATAATGGAGATTTGGATGAACACAACGGTAGATTTGAAAAAACCGTAGAATTTCCTCAAGGAACATATGTTTATCATGCTACTGTAGACTCAAATAATAAACCTGTTTTCCCTTACTTCATAGGATCAACTTACAGATCTAAAAAAATAGAACATAACTTTAATAATATTTTACAAAATAAATTTAATTTTAATGAAGGAAATATTTTAAGAAATACTTTCCCATATAAAGTATCAGACGATTTTGCTAATAATGATTTTCTGGTTGAGACTAATGAGATAAATGATCAACAGATAGAAATTACTTCCATATCCTCTGGATCCATTACAGGATTTGATATTTTAAATAATGGATCTGATTATAAAGTTGGTGAATTCTTAAAATTTGATAATACTAATACAGGTGGTAATAATTTATCAGCAGCAATATCAGAAGTAGATGGTAAATCAATATCAAATTTAAATACAACTGTAGAAAAAATACAAAATGTAGTGCTTACATGGTCTGAAAAGACTATAACTGCATCCACATTAAATAGTCATAATTTTAAATCTGATGATGTTGTAAGCATTGCAGGATTAACCACAGATTTATCATCTCTAAATGGGCAAGTTAAGATTGGAATAAATACAATTTCTTGTATTTCAATTTCAACAATTAGTGGATCACCATCTGCAGGATTAACAACTGAAATATTTGTATCTAATGTACCATCCAATATTTCTGTAGGAAACAGTATTGGTATAGGGACTGAAACTCTTAAAGTTTTAAACATATACAAAGATATAAATGTTTTAACAGTAGAGAGATCTTCTGATCCATCATTTGGAACTGAACATCCAAAAGGTTCAAAAATTAACTTTATATCAAATGAATTCACATTTGATAAATCAATACCAAAATTTGAATCACAAGTTAACAAAAAGATATTTTTTAATCCAAATCAAACAGTTGGAGTTGGTACATTTGATGGAACTGAACATACAGTTACCTTCGATTTTGCTGGAAAAAATATAATAAGAAATACACCTATAAGACAGATTACTTTAGAAAATCATGGATTAAAGACAAATCAAAAATTATTATTAACTAAACCAGCTGGTGCTAACATTGCAATATCTACAGATAATAATCCAGCAACTACTTTTAATATACCTTCAACACTATATGCTGTTAATAGGAGTAAGGATACAATTGGAATAAAGACTGGATTAGGTGCTAACTTTGATGAGGTTTATTTTACAAGTTTAACAAATGGAGATAATGATAAATTCTTATTAGAAACTGATTTTGATCAAGTAAAATGTGATATTGAAAAGATAAACACAGTTGTAAGTATATCAACTTCTCATGGTTTGGAGACTGATGATCAAATTAATTTGGCAGTCAATCCTAAATTATCAGTTGGTATTGGAACATCAACTGCAATCAAGATTTCTAGAGATTTAGAAACTGGATTTATTTTGGTCAATCCTATTGGATTTAATTCAACAGGTATAAACACCACCACAAATTCAATTAATATTGACAATCACGAACTTGTGACTGGAGATAAAATTAAGTATTCATCTAATTTATTGCCAGAGGGATTATTTGATAAAAATTATTTCGTATACAAAGTTGACAGCAATAACATAAAATTATGTGAAACTTTAATTGATGCAACTAAAAATATTCCTAATGTAATAGGTATAGGATCGACTGGTGGATCATCACAAACAATTTCAAAAATTAATCCAGAAATACATTCAATTAAAAATAATAATTTAACATTTGATTTATCAGATGCTTCACTAACAGGGTATGAATTTAAATTATTTTATGATAAAGAATTCAAAAATGAATTTATATCTGATGGAAAAACTGATAATTTCAATGTTATAAAAGTTGGGTCTGGATTAACTATCGGATATGGCACTAGTTTACCAGAATTTTTATATTACAATCTAGAAAAAACTGGATTTACTAGCACAACTGATGTAGATGTTAAAAATAATTCTAAAATTAAATTTATTGATAGTGAATACACAGGATCATATAGTATAACAAAAATTGATGATACTTCGTTTAGTATATTTTTAAATAAAAAACCCGAAAAACTATCATACACACCTGCTGAATGTGATGTAATCAAATATAATACATCATCCAAAAGTGCGTCTGGTGGCATTAATAAAATTAATATTACAAGTGGTGGGTCAGATTATAAAAAGTTACCTAATTTTGTAGGTGTACAGGAGAGTTCAGTTGGTAGAGATGCAATAATTATACCAAAATCAAAAACAATTGGATTCGTAGAATCGGTAAGAATTGTAAATGAGGGATTTGAGTATTCATCAGATAAAACATTAGAACCAGAAAGTCTAATATCTCCAACCATAGAAATAGAAAATTCACAAACTTTAGGTATTGTAAGTGTAACAAATGGTGGATCTGATTTTATCACTGCTCCAAATATAGTAATTATAAACTCAGATAATGGTCAAGAAATTGATAGTGGATTTTTAGAACCAGTAATGCTAGAGAATAGTATTCTTTCTGTAAATGTAAATGAGGTTCCAGTTGGATTACCTGCAAATACAGTTACATTAAGAACTATTAATAATACTAATGGTATTACTATATTAGAAGTCAAATCAAATGCAGGTACATCGTATACATGTAAATTAGCAACACCTCAAGGACAATTCTCTTCAAATCCATTTGCTGTCAATGATAGGGTATTTATTGAAGGTATAGAAAAAATTTCTGATATAGGATCAGGATTTAATTCGAAAGATTATGGATACAATTTACTAAAGGTAACTGGTTTTAATGGGAATGTTGGTGGTTTTGCAGAGGTGACTATTGATGTATCAGAATATGGAACAAATAATACAGGTATTGCAAAAACTATTGTAACATCATTTGCAAACGTAATAAATCAACAAGATTATCCACAGTTTTTTGTAACCCAAAATCAATCCAGATTTGTAGAAGGAGAAGAATTGAATGTTTTCCGAAATAATAATGCAATATCTGGGAAATTTAAGATTATTAGATCTAGTGTAGGTAACTTAAAAGTATTTACAAAAGAAACTTTGTTTGTTGGTGATCAAATAGTAGGTAAAATTAGTGGAAGTCAAGCAAAAATATCAAAAGTTTCTAATAACAAAGCAAGGTTAAAAACTGACTTTTCAATTCTTAAAGATATTGGATGGAATGACAACATAGGTAAATTGAGTGAAGATTTTCAAGTTATACCCGATAATGATTATTATCAGAACATGTCATATTCTGTTCAAAGTCCTGTTGAATGGAGAGATTTAAGAACTTCTGTGAATAATATTTTACATACTAGTGGAATGAAAAATTTTGCAGACACTGGTATTACCTCAACAAGTAATGCAAGTATAGGATCCACAGAGAGTTTAGATGTAACATTAGATTTATTTGCTGATAGAAGAGTTGATGAAATCAGAAATATTGATACAGTTAGAGATGAGGATGTTCTTGAAGATAATACAACAAGAAAAATATCCTTCGATAATATAAGATTATCTAGTTTTGTAAGTTGTAACTCAAATGATGTATTAGTTATTGATGATATAAATCAACAATTCTCTAATTTAGAAGGAGCTCCTAATCAGTTTCTTGATTTATTTACATTTGGTTCACAACGAGTATTTAAGAATTTGTTAGTGAGAGTGTCAAGTGCTTCAGGTTCATCCAATCGAATACAACTTTCTGAGTTTATATTATTAAGTAATGGTTCTAATAATGTTTTATTAGAAAAATCAAAATTAATAAACTCTGGCATAGGGTTAACTACTACCGAAGAGTCTAATTTTGCAACATTTAAATTAAACAAGGATGATGTTACTCAAATTGATACATTTAGATTTGAACCAACCTCAGATTCCAACTCCGACATTGATTATGATTTAAAAATATTTACATCAGAATTCAATACAGACCTTGATGGTATTGGAACACAAATAGTTGGTCCTGCATTTATAACTTCTAGAATTGAAACATGTGCAGCAAATGGCACAACACTTGTTGCAACATATAATTTAACTAACAATACTGGTTCTAGTCTTTTTTATGAATCAAATTATTCTTCAATTCATGCGACTGATACAGTAGATAATAGTATGAATTTCATTCAAGCATTTGTTGCAAACTCAGGTGATGATACATTTGTTGCACAAGCATATGCTGATACAGATTCTAATGGTTTAACCCTGAATAAAATTGGTATTGTAACATCTTACATTGCAAATATTGGTTCTGATCCTTACATGTTTGTGACGTTTGTGAATAACAGTTCAAATCCAGTAAAAGTAAAATCTAAAAATATTGGTTTTGGAACGGTTGGAAATGCTAATGATACATATAGATTTAAATCACCTAATCAGTTAAATGGTTCTGAAAGAACTTCAATATATTCAGGAATTACAACAGTAAATACAGGTATTTCTACTTTCCTTAGTTTGAATTCACAATTGTTTAATACTGTAAAATCTGTTGTTGAAGTCAGCATTGGTGCTTCTAAGGCAGTACATGAAGTCACAGCACTACATGATGGTGTAAATGCTTATGTTCAACCATCTGGATCATTATCGGTTACAAAAGATAGTAATACAGAGTACGATCCTTCATCAGGGTTGGGAACATTTAGTGCTTCTTATACACCAAGTCATTTCCAAATAAAATTCCATCCAGACGATTCTGTTGGTGTTTCTACAGTTGTCTCTTTGAATCACTGTTTCTATACCACTCTTGATACAGTAAACGATCCATTAAAATTAACATATGGGCCAGTTGTAGAAGATAATACTGTTCTAGAATTTAATGCACTTGAAGGTGAGAGAGTTAATAGAGTGGAATTTGATTTGAGAAATAATAATGTTCCAATATTCTCAAAAAATTTCAATCCATCTCTTACATCAGATGTAATTTTATCTACAGGTAAATTTACCATACCTAATCATTTCTTTAGAGAGAACGAAGAATTGATTTATACACCAAAATCTACATTTGTTGGTGTAGGTTCAACTCCAATGCAATTTAAAAATGGATCAATAATTGATACCTTACCAACAACTGTTTTTGCAAAATCAGTTACAAAAGAGGCATTCTTTATATCCACAACAAGAGCAGGTACTGCAGTTACATTTACTGGAATTGGTGAAGGTAATTCTCATGAATTCATCATGGCAAAACGTAATGAGAAGACATTAATATCAGTTGACGATACTGCACAATACCCTCTAATTAGAACAGACGTAACACACACTTTAGAAAATAATGTGGGATCTCAAGTAGGTTTAACCACAACAATTATTAACTTGAGTGGTATTAGCACAATATCTGTAAATGATATATTAAAAATAGATGATGAGCATGTTAGAGTAAGAAACGTTGGATTTGCAACAACTAATGGATCACCAGTTGGAACTTCGGGAACATTTGCTTTAGTTGAAGTTGATAGATCATTTGTTGGTACTATTAATAGTACACATTCTGATGGAACTATAGTTGAGAGATTTAAAGGTAATTATAATATTGTTGGAAGTAAAGTGTTCTTTACTGATGCACCAAGAGGTAATCCTAATACAGACAAAGATCAAAGTAATTTAGATACTCCAAGATCAGATTTTAATGGTCGAGTTTATTTGAGAAATGATTATGGCACAAATGAAATTTATGATGATATTTCAGATCAATTTACAGGTATAACAACTACGTTTACTCTTAAAGTTGGTGGAGCAAATACTGTTGGTTTAGGAACAACTGGTGGATCTGGTATCTTGTTTATAAACGGTGTATTCCAATCCCCATCAACAATTAACAATCCAAGTAAAAACTTTAAAATACTTGAAAGTGGAACTGGTGCAAGTGGTGTCACAAGTGTATTCTTTACAGGAATTACATCATCTGATGGATCACCTTTCATATCCAATAATAATATTAACTTAAATGAGTTGCCAAGAGGAGGAGTTCCCATTTCATTCGGATCTACAGTTACAGGTCTAGGATATGCACCTACAGTTGGTGCAAAAGTAAAGGCACTTACTGGTGCTGGTGGAACAATAACAAGTATTGTTGGGGTTGCATACAGTGGATCTGCGTTAGGAATTCAAACTGCCATCTATAATGAAGTGACAGGTATAATGACAATTAGAACTGTTAATGAACATCGATTTATTAATTCTAATGAAGAAGTATTACTGGGAGGTTTAGAATTTGATTGTGCTCCTTCTTATGCTGGAGTTACAACAACTATCTTCCCTGATGGAACGATAGGATATAAATTCCCTGTAGTATCAATTGCAGCAACAAATGTATTTGGTGTTAAAATAGGTGTAAGCACAATTCCTCATACCTACGTTGGATCTGGTAATGCATATCCTTGGTTTGGTGGTTTTAGATTTGGATCTGGATATAATGGACTAGTATCAATAGGAGTGACTGTTAAAGACTTTGGGTATGAACATCGTTTTGTGTCTGCTGATGTAAATGGTCTTGATAAAAATGGTGGTGCTGATATTACAGCAACAAATGCTGAGTATGATCCTACAACAGGTGTTATGATAATAACATCTCCTAGTCACGGAATGAATAATGGTGATTTAGTTAAGATAAAAGATGCTTCTATAAGATTCACATGTTCAAGAGACAATTTCCAAACTGTTCACGGATATCCAAGATCAACTGATCCAGTTGCTGGTATTAATACAGTTGTTACTAAAATAACTCCTAATGTATTCAGTGTAAATGTAGGTACTAATGTTGGTACAGGAGCACAGGTAAGTGCTGTGGCTGGAGTTGGTGGAACTGCTATATTTACGATTGATGCTGAAGGATCAGGTTATCAAGATCCTCAAGTCTTTGTATCTGAACCATCATATTCAAATTTATCAGTGACTGGTGTTTCAAGATTAGGTATTGGTGCTACGACAGATACAGGAACTGATTTGAGAGTAAATGCAATTGTTAGTGCAAGTTCAACAACTGGAATTGGTTCAACTTTATTTGAAGTTTCAAGATATGAAATAGTTAATTCAGGTTTTGCATTTAAAAAAGGTGATGTTGTTGAGGCTGTCGGTTTAGTTACTGCCAAGGGAATGGGTTCATTCTCACCAAAATCAACTCTTTCTGTAGATGAAATATATTCAGATTCTTTTGCAATGTGGCAATTTGGTGAATTTGATTATATCGATTCAATTAAACCACTTCAAAATGGTGTTAGAACTAAATTCCCATTGAATCTTAATAATGAATTGATAAGTGTTGAACCTTCTCAAAGTTTACTAAGTTCAGTATCAATTGAAAATATATTTTTAGTAACAGTTAATGGTATAATCCAAGAACCAATTAAAGCATATACAATAACAGGTGGAACTGCCATTAACTTCAGTGAACCACCAGTCGGGGAATCAGGTGAAGATAAAGGAGATGATATAAGTATATTATTCTATAAAGGTACTGGAGGAATTGATTCTGAAGTGGTGGATGGTCAAAAATCTATTATAAAAACTGGTGATGAAGTTAGAATCGAGTCATTTATTGATTCTCTTGGAAACAAAATACAAACACAGGATAATCGTACTGTAACAGGAATAAGAACATCTACCACATTAGAAACAAATGTATATCAAAATCAAGGTATTAGTGAAACTGTATCAAGACCTTTAACACTTATTAGACAAAAAGTTGACAAAACAATCAATAAAGTTTTCTTCTCTAAAAAGAGATCTGAACTTGAACCAAGAATAAATCCAACTGCAAAAATTATTGATGATGTTCTTCAATCCGATACATTCTTCTTTGTTGATAATGCGGATTATTTCAATTATGAAGATGAAGCTACTCCTATTTTCACTGCTGATCTTATTTCAGGAAAACCTACAGTTGGTGCAGCAGTAACAGCAACAGTTGGTGCAGCTGGAACAATATCAGGATTTACTATTACAAATGGTGGTTCAGGTTACACATATGCTCCTATGATTCAAGTTGCTGCACCTGTTGGTGGTGGTACAACTGCTAAAGGGTCAACAGTTGCTAATTCCAACGGTACGGTTACTGTTGCTGGTGTTTTCACTGCAGGATCTGGTTATACAAACACAAATCCACCACAATGTATTATTGAAAAACCACCATTATTATATGAAAATTTAAAAACCACTGGAATTACTATTACAGAAAGCACTGGTATTGTAACTGGTATTACAACTACAATGTTCAATACTAATTTGGCTATCAAATTTACAATTAAGAGAAGTGGTGCTGATTTTAATCCAATAGCAGTTGGTGATCCAATTTATATCTTTGATACAAATGTTGGTGATGGGGTAAGATCATTAATAAGTGGTGGGGAAGATGATGCAGTTGTAGGTATTGGAGTTACTTTTGTTGATAATATCTACCAGGTTGCGAGTTTTACCAATAATGGTGATGTTGGTTTTGTTACCTGTTGTATAGATTCAAACACAACAGGTATGAGTGCTGTTGGATTTGCAACAGCACCAGTTGGAAAATACTCTGTAGGAAAAATAAGTGGATTCACTAGATCATCCTCACCTATAATATTTAATGTAAAAGGACTCACTGTTGACTCAGGATTAACAACTTTCCCATCAATTAATAGAACTGGTGGATCGGATACACTTGCAAAAACAGGTGGATTGATTACACCATCTTAAATAATGTTAAATATAATGTATAAATATCTAAAAAACTAATAATATGCCAGCGGTAGTAACAGATCAATTTAGAATAGTAAACGCAGGTAATTTTGTAGATTCTGTTTTAGACTCTAGTAATTCTTATTATGTGTTCTTGGGATTGCCAAATCCATCAGCTGCTGGTTTTGGTAGAACGACCTCAGATAATCCGATTTGGCCATCTGATCCTGTCGATAATCAACAATATCTAACTCACTACAGAGATACTTCACTATTCGGTAAAAAAATAAATTCTTCAAATATTCGAAGGGTAGTAAAAAAACATACTTGGGCAGCTAATACAAGATACGATATTTATCGTCATGATTATAATGAGCAAACAAATCAAGCACCAAATTCTAAAACTGGAAGTTTATACAAAACAAACTACTATGTAATAACTTCTGAATTTAAAGTTTACATCTGTTTATCAAATGGAGGATTTGGTGATCCCACTGCAACTGATGCAAAAGGAGTTGAATCTTTAGACGAACCAACATTCACTGATTTAGAACCAGCAGCTGCTGGTACACAAGATCCATATGTATGGAAATATTTGTTTACAGTTTCACCAAGTGACGTAGTAAAATTTGATTCAACAGAGTACATTGTTTTACCAAATGATTGGGCAACTTCTACTGATTCACAAATACAGGCAGTAAGGGAAGCAGGAGACTCTGATATAAACAAAAATCAAATAAGAAAGGTTTATATCGAAAATGGTGGTTTTGGTTATGCAGAAGGATCTCATTCATGTAATATACTTGGTGATGGAAGTGAAGCACAAGTAAGAGTTACAGTTAATAGTGATGGAAAAATTACTGATACACTTATAACTAATGGTGGATCAGGATATACTTTTGGTATGGTTGATCTCACAGACATCGACAATAACGTAACAACTAGAGCAAAGTTAATACCGATTATTCCACCATCAAAAGGTCATGGAACTGATATTTACACTGAACTAGGTGCCGATAAAGTTTTGGTATATTCACGTTTTGATGATTCAACAAAAGATTTTCCTACTGACACACATTTTGGACAAGTTGGAATTTTGAAAAATCCTTTAGATTCTTCAAATTCGGGTATACTTACAACATCACAATTTTCATCTTTATTTGCAGCAAAATTAACCACTGATCCAGGTCTTACACCCGAATCAGCATATAATGACATGATAGGTATAGGTATTGCACAAACAACTTCAAGTGGAAATTTAGCAAAAGGAATTGTGTCTTCATATGATAGAGATACTAGAGTCTTGAAATATATTCAAGATAGAAATTCCTATTTAAATCAAACTACTCATGATAATACTGATTTTGATGGTATAAAATCATCTTCAAAAGTATTATCCTTTGAATCTGGGAGGAAAATCTTCTCTACTGGTGGTTCAGTAAGTTTTTCTTCTGAAATAGAAAATTTTACAGGTATTTCAACATCAGTTAATAATAGATTAGTCAATTTAGGTGTGCAGTTCACAAATGGTCTTGCTAATCCTGAAATAAATAAAAAGACTGGCAATGTTATTTACATTGATAATCGACAAGAAGTTGAAAGAAACATCAGACAAAAAGAAGACGTTAAAATCATTCTGGAATTCTAAAGAAAATGGCACAAAAAATTAATCTTAATGTAAGTCCGTATTATGATGACTATGATAGTGAGAAAAATTTTTACAAGGTTTTATATAAACCAGGATTTCCAGTACAAGCAAGAGAGTTAACAACTCAACAATCAATACTACAAGATCAACTTGAGTCTTTTGGTGAACATGTATTTAAAGAAGGGTCGGTTGTTATACCTGGTGGAATTGCATATGATACACAATATAACTCTGTAAAATTAAATAAAACTAATTTTAATATAGATGTATCTCTCTATATTAAAGAATTTTTAGGTAAAAAAATTGTTGGTAGTGAATCTGGTATTCAGGCTGTAGTAAAGTTTATTTCATTACCAGATGATGTTAATGTCACTGATGTAACACTGTATGTAAATTACGTGACAGCAGATAATAATTCACAAATTAACACATTTACTGATGGTGAGACTTTAACTTGTACAGAAAATGTAATTTACGGAAATACAACAATTACTGCAAATACACCATTTGCATCATTAATTTCTGAAAATGCAACATCAATAGGATCTGCAGCTTTCATATCTCAAGGTGTTTATTTTGTCAGGGGATTCTTTGCAAGAGTTTCTGATCAAACAATCATACTAGATCATTACACAAATACACCCTCATATCGTATAGGTCTAAAAATAGATGAGACATTAGTAAATGCAAAAGAGGATAATTCATTATTTGATAATGCAAAAGGATTTACTAACTTTGCGGCTCCTGGTGCAGATAGACTTAAAATAAATTTAACATTATCTAAAAAACCTTTAACTGATAAAAATGATACTGATTTCATTGAATTGATGAGATTGGATGAAGGTAAATTAAAGGTATTACAAACAAAAAGTGATTATAATAAAATACGTGATTGGGTTGCTGAGAGAACATTTGAAGAATCTGGTGATTATAGTATTACACCATTTAGAATGGGTTTATTCAACTCATTAAATGATAATTTAGGGAATAATGGCATTTTCTTTGAAGATGATACGACTGATCAAGGAAATACTCCATCTGATGATTTAATGAGTTTAAAAATATCAGCAGGAGAGGCATACGTACGAGGATATAATGTTGAAAAAGTAGGTACAACTATTATTGATATTGACAAACCAAGAGAGGTTGGTATAAGGAGTGATATTGGTTTATCCTATGAAATGGGTAACCTTATTAAAGTAAATAATATTACTAAAGGTGTTGTAAATTCAGGAAATGTAGTTACATTGCATAATCAACATGGTGGTCTTGGTGTTACTGTTGGAAGTGCAAGGGCTTATTCTTTCAATTTAGAGGATGCACCTGTAGCAGTTCCTAATAATGCTTCTACTAGATGGGAATTGAGATTATTTGACATACAAACAAATACGGTTTTAACCTTAAATCAAGCAATTAATTCTTCTGAATTACCAGCAGGATCTTTTGTGAAAGGAAAAAATAGTGGTGCAAGTGGATTTGCTGTTAATTCTGGTAACGGTACAACAGCTGCAACATTAAATCAAACTTCAGGAACTTTTGTAAATGGGGAGCAAATACAGATAAACGGTGTTGATTTTCCAAGAACCATTAAAAAATTTGATGCATATGCATCTCAAGATATAAAATCTGTTAAAGAGGGTTCAACTTTTGCAGCTGATGTAGTTCTTGAAAAATTTAAACTACCCAATAATATTGATACAGTAACTCTTACAAATAGTGGTCAAACAATGACCGCAAGTGGTCAAGTATTTTCTGGTATTAAAGAAGGAGATATTATTAGATTTCAAAGACCAGGTTTTTCATTAGAAACTTTTAATAGAGTTGCTAGTATTAATGATAGTGGTACAGAGGTAACATTATCTTCAATAACAGATGTAGCAAATGTTTTCAGTGGAGAACTAGTTCTTACAGGTTCTACATCATTACCTGCATTCTTAGGTGCACCTTTAATATCTGGACAAGGAACTTTATATGCTCCATTACCAAATAAAAATGTATCAACTGTTGATTTAACTAAATCAAAAATAAAAATTACAAAAAAAGTATCAAAATCTTCAAATGGTAGTGGTATTCTGTCTTTAAATATATCAAATGATTTTGGTTTTGCTGCATCAGAGGCAGTATTTGAAGTATTTGATCAGGAAAGATATTCAATATTTAATAGTGCATCTGTACCTCAATCAATTACTAATGATACATTCTCCTTCAGTAATGGAGGTAATGATATTTCTATATCTAACGTTGGTAATAATGATAATAAAACTACAGATGTAACTATAGTAAAAAATTCAATAAAATCTAAAATTAAGCAATATAATCGAAGTCAAGTTTTGAATGTTACAAGATCAAAATATTCAAAATCAGGAAGCACTGCAACTGGAAATGGTGCTGTAGAAGTATCTGATGGTTTAATATTCGACGATAGATATGGATTAAGAGTTCAGGATGAGGAAATATCACTCAACTATCCAGATGTAGCTAAGTTTTTGGCAGTTTATGAATCTATTGATAGTCAAACACCAACGTTAGATGTTTTACAATTTTCAAGCACTGTTGATGTTGGAACAAATGCTATCATAGGTGAAAATATCTTATCTAAGGATAGCAAAACACTTGCAAGAGTTGTAGGTAAACCAGATACAAATAAATTATCGATTGTTTATTTAACACCATCTAAATTTAATTCTTCTGATATAGTAACATTTTCAGAATCAAATATTGAAACTAGTATACAAGCAGTTGAAATTGGTATATACAAGGACATTACTAATTCATTCACCTTAAATAAAGGACAAAAAGATGAGTTCTATGATTATTCTAAATTAGTTCGAACAAAAAACGTTTCAGAACCAAAAGGTCCTTTACTAGTTGTATTTGACTACTATAGTGTTCCAAGTAATGATAATGGAGATGTATTCACTGTTGTTAGTTATGATAAAGAAAGATATTCAAAAGATATCCCAACTATTGGATTATCAAATATAAGAGCAACTGATACTTTTGACTTTAGACCAAGAGTTTCTGTTTACAATCCATCTACTGATACAAAATCACCATTTGATTTTTCTCAGAGAGATTTTAGTGGAACAGCAATAATACAATATTTGAAACCTAATGAAAGTTCTTCAACTTCATTTGAACATTATTTACCAAGAATAGATAAAATTTATTTAAATAAATCTGGTCAATTCATTTATGAAAAAGGTGTTTCTTCAGTAAGTCCAAAAGCACCAATCAAAAATGATGAATTAATGGAATTAGGTACAATAATATTACCTCCATATTTGTACAATCCACAAGATGCTCTTCTATCTTTGAAAGATAATAGAAGATATACCATGAGAGATATTGGTGATATTGAAGATAGAGTTACTAATTTAGAGGAAACCACAACTTTATCATTGTTAGAAGTAAATGCACAGACATTACAAATTTTAGATGATGAAGGTAAGAATAGATTCAAAAGTGGATTCTTTGTAGATGCTTTTAGAAACTATAATTTTATAAATCGAAATCAATCTTCAATTCAAATAAATCCAGATGCTCAAGAATTAATACCTTTCAGAACAAGAGATACATTAGCATCTCAGATAACACCAAAAACATTTACTATAAGTTCTGAATTAGATTTTAATACTGATTTTGAATTATTTGATTCAAATGTCAAAAAAACTGGTAATGTCATAACACTTAATTATGAAGAAGTAGAGTGGATTACTCAACCTTACGCAACCAAAACTGGTGATGTGCTTGATATTATTAATGTAAATCCATATGAGTTACCAGTATTTTCTGGAAATGTTGAACTAGATCCTCAAAGTGATGTATGGACTAGAACAACACAACTTCCTGATCAAACTATACAACAAACAGGAACTAATTCTGTAAGAAACATTAATATGAACTTTGATCAGGGAACAACATCCATTGATCTATCAACTGTTACAAATAGAACAGGTACTGTTGCTATTGATGCTAGAGGTAATGGTAGTATAACATTTAGTAATGTAGATACTGAAGTTCAAAATAGTTTAGTTTCATCTAGATCTGATGATTTTATGAGATCTAGAAATATACAATTTATATCAGGTGGATTTGTTGATTATGTTGAATTATATCTATTTTTGGATGGACAGAGAGTTTTTGATATAATTCCAAAATTACTTGAGATTACACCTAGTGAAAATGGAACTGAATATGGTTCAAATGGATCATTTAATATTGGAGAAATTGTAAAAGCATATTCTGATGCTGGCAGAGGGTCAGAAATTATGGTATTTAGAACATGTCAACCTAATCACAAGTCTGGAGCATTTAATAATCCATCTGAAGTTTACATAAGTGATCCATATAGTTCAGGTGTAAATCCATTACAAAATAGTTACACCCAATCATCTACAATTTTAAATATTGACACTAAGTCATTATCAGAAGAAGCACAGGGTGATTTCTTTGGATATTTGACAAAGAATACACTTCTTGTGGGACAGGATAGTGGTGCGACTGCATATGTTAAAGATTTAAAGTTAATTTCTGATGCTTATGGTGATTTAACTGGATCATGTTTCTTAAGAGATCCACATACACAACCATCTCCTGTTGTGAAAATACAAACTGGTGTAAAGAATTTTAAATTGACAACAAGTCCAACAAATCTAATAGTTGATGCAACTCAAAAATTTGGTGTCATAACTGCAGATACTGAATATTCTGCTTTTGGAACAGTTGAAGAATGGGCAGAGACAATTACTTTAACAACAAATAGAAGTACATTTAATATTAATGGTACATTCAATCCACAACCACAAATTATTGAAGCAGATGATGACGATCCATTAGCACAAACATTTACAGTGGGTGGTAATGTTTTAGCTCCAAGTGCAAAAGATGCGAACAAAGATTTTAATGGTGCTTTCATAACTGCAGTAGAAGTTTACTTTGCATCTGTGGATACAGTGTCTAACACACCAATAAGATGTGAGATAAGAACAGTAACTGGTGATGCAAGACCTTCAACAACATTAGTTGGAAGAAGTAAGACATTAAGACCAAAAGGTGTAGATGGAAATGGTAATGAAGTTAATTTAATTGAGTTTGATAGTGAAAGTGCAAGTAAAGCAACTAAATTTACCTTCCCTGAACCAATATATTTGGCACCAGGTAATTCATATGCATTTGTCCTAGTTGCACCAAATAGCACTGCATACAATGTTTGGACAGCAAGACATGGTGGAATTGCAGTAAATCCAAATTCAATACAATCTGGGGATGCTGGAGCATCTTTAATTTACAGTACACAGTATGGTGCTGGTTCAATATTTAAATCACAAAATGGTGCTTTATGGACTGAGGATCAATCACAAGATATGACATTTAAGTTATATAAAGCAAAGTTTACTTCTTTAGCTGGTTCTGCATTCTTCAATAATCCCGATTTAAGTGATAGTAATGGTTACGTTCCATTATTGAATGGAAATCCAATTCAAACATTACCTAAGACTGGAAGTGTGGGTATCACAACTAATAATCATTCTGCGATTGCAGATATTCTAACACCAGGTAGAAAGATATGTGGTAATAAAGATTCAAGCACTGCTGTAATTGTTTCTACTGGTTCTTCAGTTGTTGCTATTTCTACAGAAGGTGGAAAAAATTATACAACTGCAACTAATGTAGACACCTTTGCGATTACAGGTGAAGGAAGTCAATTTAAATTAAATATTACCTCTGTCAATTCTGGTGTAGTTGATGGAATATCTATTGTTGATAATGGAACAGGTTATAAAGTTGGTGATGTAATTGGTATTGTCACAAGCACTGCTGGTGGTCAAGGAGAGGGTGCAAGATTTACAGTTACAGAAACTTATGGAATTGATACTTTATATCTAACAGATATTCAGGCAGAAGACAATTCATTTATCATAAACACAGATTCTGTGAAGTATTTTGATGCTACTAATACTGCAGTTGGACTTGGAACAACTGGAGTTGTAATAAGAAGGAATTTCAATACAACAGGTGTAAATGCAGGAAACGTAATGAAAGTAAATCATTTCAATCATGGAATGTATTCATCTGACAATAAGGTTCAAATTAAAGGTATTCAATCTGACGTATCTCCTACAACTCTAACAGAGCAACTATCAAGTACTGATACAACTAAAATTAGTGTCGGATCTACATCTCAATTTGTTAATTTTGAAGGAATACCTGTAAGTCCTACAAATATTGGATATGTTAAAATTGGTGATGAACTAATTGGATATCAGTCAATTAACCAAGGTAGTTTACAAATTGCATCTGGATTAGGAAATCAGAGGGGTGTAGATAATACAGTACCAATCATACATCAAATTGGTGAGACTGTTAGAAAACATGAAATTTCTGGTGTTTCTATTAGAAGACTTGAGGTTCCTGATTCCGCATCTTTAGGTATTAGTGATCCAATTGATTTAGATAGTTATCATGTTACATTTAATAGAGATGCAACTCGTGGAAAAGATAGAAGCACAGATGTTAGTGGTGCACCACAACTTTCATTTAATAGTGAATCATTTACTGGTGGATCTAACGTCAGAGCATCTCAAAACATTCTCTATGGTGCTATAATACCAAGATATGATGTATTGACACCATCTGGTGTTGCAGGTGCTGTAACAGGCATAGATGCTTCAATTAGAACTATAACAGGGACAAGTGTAAGTGGTAATGAACCATCATTCGTTGACAATGGATTCCAAACAGTTCAATTGAATACTTACAATACATTAGATACTGTAAGATTAGTTTCTTCAAAAGTGAATGAAAATGAATACTTAGGATCACTTCCTTCAAGTAAATCATTTACAACAATATTGAATTTAAGTTCTAATGATGAAAATATTTCTCCTATTGTTAGATTGAGTAGTGGGTCTGAAACAGAATTTATCAATCATAGATTGAATAATCCAATCGGAATTGATAGATATGATAAGGATAGTAGAGTTAACTCAATTATAGATGATCCTCATACATCAATCTATATTTCCAATACTGTCAATCTTAATAAACCAGCAACTTCCTTAAAGGTTCTTTTGACGGCATTTAGACCAGAATCATCTGACTTTAGAGTGTTGTATAGTTTAATTAGATCCGATTCAAGTGAAGTTGAACAGGCATTCGAACTATTTCCTGGTTTTAATAATGTGACTAAACTAGACAATGATGGATTTTTAGTTACAGATAATTCAAAGAATGATGGTAGACCAGATGTGTTTGTACCAGAAAGTGTAAATGGTCAATTTAGAGAATATCAGTTTACTGCTGACAACTTACCAGAATTTGTTGGATTTACAATTAAAATTGTAATGTCAGGTACAAATCAGGCACAACCACCTAGAATTAAAGAATTAAGATCAATAGCAGTTAAGTGATGATTAAAGTTGAAGGACATTCACATCTCTACAGGGATGAAAAAACTGGAGCAATCATAAACTGTGATGATGCAGGTTATGATCAGTATGTAAAGTCTATTGAGAAAAATAAAGAACGTAGACGTGAGATCTCTGATATGAAAAAAGATATTGATGAAATCAAGTCTTTGTTGAAAATTTTAGTGGATGGTAATAATAAGACATAAATACAAACAGGAAATATTATTTAAATAGATGTCAGCTGTATATGTTTCAAATTTGGTGATTAATTCAGGAGCTACTTTCGATCAAGATTTCGATCTGATTGAGAGTGATGATTCTGGTCCATTAAGTTTGGTTGGATTTACAGTAGCAGCTCAGATTAGAAAACATCCTGGAAGTATTAAAAAAACTGATTTTTCAACCACTATTGTTGATGCCAGTAATGGTCAGATAAAAATTTCTTTATCTGCAACTGATTCAGGATCGTTAAAACCTGGTCGTCATTTATATGACATTGTTATAACAAACGGAGCTGGAGAAAAAACAAGAGTAATTGAAGGATCTGTTCTTGTTCGAGAAGGGGTGACAAGATAATGCCTATCAAAGTACGAGTTGGTCAAACTGAAGCAGTAAAAATACTATCAAGCAAAGGTGGCGGTTCTGTTTCCACACAGGATGCTGTTAATGTTATTGGTGGAATTGCATCAGTCAGTCAATTAAGTGTATCTGGAGTATCCACATTCACTGGTATCGGCACATTCGTAGATGACTTATATGTTGGTGATAAGTTGTATGTTGGTGATGATTTAACTGTTATCAATGATATTAATCTTGGTGATATACTTTATGTTACACAATCAGGTGGTATCCAAAACAATGGTGGATTTACAAATTTATATGGTAATACTGTAATTGGTGGTGTAAATGATTCCTTAAGCATCATAGCACCCACTGAGATTTCTGGTAATCTTAATGCTACTGGTATCACTACCATAAGTAATTTATATGGTGATGCATCAAATCTAACTGGAGTGACAGTTGCTGGTATTGATACTGCAGGAACTTCAAACTTCAATCAATTAAATGTGGCAGGTGTCTCTACATTTAATGATAATGTTGGGATTGCAAGTGATAAATCTTTAAGCATTGGTGGTAGATTAAGCACACAATACAATAGTTCATTAAACGTTGTATTTCAAACTAACACTGCAAGTCAATTTGTTTCAGCTTCTGATAGTTTTACAATACAAAAACTTGATGGTCACAAATATTTTAAGGCAACTAGTTATGATACTGGTTTATACCATAATGGAATTCAAAAACTTGCAACTAATGTTAATGGCATATCAATATTAAAGAGTGGGAGTGGTGCTCTTGGAACAATGACCGCATTGGATGGTATTTTTACTGGAAATGTATCGGTTGCTGGAACATTAACATATGAAGATGTTACTAATGTTGATTCAGTTGGTATAATTACTGCACAATCAGGAATTAGAATATCTGATGGTGGTTTAATGATAACTGCTGGTATTTCTACCTTTGGTGCAATAGCAACTTTTACTAATGATGTTTTTGTTGACGGAACACTAACCGCAGGAATTATAGATGGAGGCTCATTCTGATGGCTAAACCAAGCACTAGACAAGAATTAATTGATTACTGTTTTCGCAAATTAGGTGCACCAGTATTAGAAATTAACGTAGATGATGATCAAGCAGATGATCTAGTTGATGATGCTCTTCAATTATTTGGAGAGAGACATTTTGATGGTATTGAGAGAATGTACCTCAAATATGAGTTAACACAAGAAGATATTGATAGAGGTAAAGCAGCTGGAACATCAGGTGTTGGAATTGTTACTACCACTGGAAATTCTACAAATATTAGTGGGTTAGGAACTGTCACTTCTAATTTTTACGAAACATCAAACTTTATACAAGTACCAGATTCAGTTGTTGGAATTGATAGAATATTTAAATTTGATACAAGTTCAATATCTGGTGGAATGTTTAGTATTAAGTATCAGTTATTTTTAAATGACTTATATTACTTTAATTCAGTCAATCTTCTACAATATTCAATGACCAAAAGATATTTGGAAGATATAGATTTCTTATTAACTACAGATAAACAGATAAGATTTAACAAAAGACAAAATAGATTATATTTAGATATTGATTGGAAAGCACAAGATGCAGGAACCTTCTTGGTAATTCAGTGTGATCGAATTTTAGATCCTGATAACTTTACTGGTGTTTACAATGATAGTTTCCTAAAACTATATCTTACATCATTGATAAAAAGACAATGGGGACAAAATTTAATTAAGTTCCAAGGTGTTAAATTGCCAGGTGGTTTAGAAATGAATGGAAGACAAATATACGATGATGCGGAGAGAGAACTAGAAAGTATTAGAGAAAGACTCATATCTGAATATGAGTTACCACCTCTCGATTTCATAGGATAGTGAAAAATGCCTTTAAATCCGTTTTTTCTACAAGGATCACAAAGTGAACAAAGACTTGTTCAAGATTTAGTTAATGAACAATTAAGAATTTATGGTGTCGAAGTAAAATATTTACCTCGAAGAATTATCAAAAAAGATAATATTTTTACTGAAGTTCAATCATCAAGATTTGGTGATAATTTTTCAATTGAGGCATACGTAAACACTTTCGATGGATACGGTGGTGCAGGTGATATTATGACTAAATTTGGTATGAGTTTAAAAGATGAACTTATAGTTACAATATCAAAAGAAAGATTTGAAGATTTTATTTCACCATTTCTTGTAGATTTACCAGCTGGTGAAATAGAAGTTACAAGTAGACCAAATGAAGGTGATCTAATATTTTTCCCTCTAGGTAGTAGACTTTTTGAAATTAAATTTGTAGAACATGAGAAACCATTCTACCAGTTAGGTAAGAATTATGTGTATGAACTCAGATGTGAACTATTCGAACTTGAAGACGAAGTGGGTGGATGGGATCAACTTAGCACAACGACAGATGAAATTGATGATGCTCTAGTTGACCAAGGATATATTACATCTCTCAAACTTATATCGGTTGGTTCAACAGCAACATTAGGAGTAACAACATCATCTGGATATATTCGCAATATATTCTTGAACGATGATGGATATGATTATGATAAAGTTCCTACTGTTGCAATTAGTACTGCACCTGCAGGAGGAGTAGATGCGACTGCAGTCGCAATTACAACGTCAATAAATGGAGTAAATTCTGTTAAAGAAATACTATTAACAAATGCAGGAGCTGGATATACTGTTACACCAACTGTCACAATTGTGAGTGCTGCATCTACAATACTAGGTATTGGATCAACAACATATGGTGTGGGTGCTGCAGCAACTGCAACATTGGTAACAGATTCTGCTGGTATTCAAAATGTCACAATAACAGGTGGTGATGGATATCCCACTCCACCAACATTATTCTTTGGAACTCCAGAATCAGGAATCGGAACTGCAACTGGAAAAGTTTTGGTAAGTGCTGCAAATACTATTACTCAAGTTTTAATATCAGATGCTGGTATTGGATATAATTCAACAACAGGTATAGCAACAGTTTCACCTCCTCCAGTAATTACTGGTATCGGAACATATAAGTTCAATGAACTTGTAACTGGTTCAAGATCAAATGCATCAGCAAGAGTTAAATCTTGGAATGTATCAACAAATGTATTAAAATTAGGTACAACAAATGGTACATTTATGGCAGGTGATATCATCGTTGGATCTGAATCAAATGCACAATATACTGTTGATTTTATAGAATCAGCAGAATTTGCTGATAAATATGATAAAAGTGATGAAATCGAAACAGAAGCAGATGATATCATCGATTTTTCAGAAAATAATCCATTTGGTACATTCTAATGTTAGGAACTTATTACTATCATGAAATAATTCGAAAGACAATTGTTTCTTTTGGCACCTTGTTTAATGCTATTAGTATTCGACATGATGATAAATCAGGTAATACTTATAGTGAATTAAAAGTTCCTTTGGCATACGGACCTTCACAAAAATTCTTAGCAAGACTTGAACAACAGGCAGATTTGAATAAACCAGTTGGAATTACTCTTCCTCGAATGTCTTTTGAAATGAATAATGTCTCATATGATTCATCGAGAAAAACTGGAATCACTCAAACATTTAAAGCATCAGATGGTAATAATGTAAAAAAAGTTTTTATGCCCGTTCCATATAATATTGGATTTGAATTAAATATACTTGCAAAATTAAATGATGATGCTCTACAAATTATTGAACAGATATTACCATATTTTCAACCATCATTTAATCTTACAGTTGATTTAGTTAAATCCATTGGAGAAAAAAGAGATATACCAATTGTTTTAGACAGTATTAATTTTCAAGATGATTATGAAGGAGATTTTTCAACACGTAGAGCATTAATATATACATTAGGATTTACGGCAAAGACCTATCTATTTGGTCCTGTTGCAGAGTCCTCTGAGGGTCTTATTAAGAAAGTTCAAGTTGATATGGCTGCTGATACTGATGTTCGAAATGCAAAACGAGAAGTCAGATACACTGTAACACCTGACCCCGTAGATGCTGGACCAGATGATGATTTTGGATTTAGTGAAACAACTTCATTCTTTTCTGATTCTAAATCTTATAGTCCTACAAGGCAAACTGATATCTAATGGATAATTTCAAATCTATTGACAAAGCTTTAAATATCAACTCTGAAGTTGTGCCTACACCTGAAGATGTTGTTGCTAAAAAGGGTCAACTTAAAAAAGTTGAAAATCATGATGTTAGTAAAGATTATGATTATACAAGAGGTAATTTATATTCATTAATCGAAAAAGGACAGGAAGCAATTAATGGAATTATGGAAGTTGCTGGTGAAACCGCAAGTCCAAGGGCATATGAAGTTGCAGGTCAATTGATTAAATCAGTGGCAGATACGACTGACAAACTTATGGACTTACAGAAAAAAGTTAAAGAAGTTGAAGAAGATGTAAATAAAACTACAAATAATGTCACAAATAATGCCTTGTTTGTTGGTTCAACATCTGAGTTGTCAAAAATGCTGAAACAAGGAATTCTAAATAATAAAGAGGCATCGAATCCTAAGAATGAAAAAGTGTAAATCTGGATACTATTATTGCTACACTGATAAGAAGTGTAAACCTATTCCTCGTGGGTATCATGTAGGTGGTAGAGGTCTATTAGAACCTGATGATGATAGTAAAAAGACTAATGGTAATGGTAACGGAAATGGCAATGGTAATGGTGGTAACGGAAATGGTAATGGTAATGGTGGAAACGGTGGTGGCAATGGAGGAGGAATGAGTGAAGGATCATTACATAAATGGTTCAAGGGTTCTAAATCCAAAGATGGAAAAGGTGGATGGGTTAATGTAGTCACAGGTGGAACTTGTGCAAGTGACGAACCTGGTGAAGGAACACCAAAATGTGTTTCATCTTCTAAGAGAGCAAGTATGACAAAAGCAGAAAGATTATCTGCTGCACGTCGTAAGAAAAAAGCAGATCCTGGTCAACAACAAAAATCTGGTGCTGCAAAACCAACTTATGTTTCAACTGACAAACCTAAAAAGAAAATGAAAGAAGAAATTCAAATTACTGAGGCAGACAAAAAAGGTAAAGGTAGTGGATCTAAAGATGCCTGTTACCATAAAGTCAAGTCAAGATATTCTGTATGGCCAAGTGCTTATGCTTCAGGTGCATTAGTTAAGTGTCGTAAAGTCGGTGCTGCAAACTGGGGTAATAGTAGTAAGAAAGAAGAATTTGAACCAACTGGTATTTCATTCCAACAGTTCTCAGAAAAATGTTGGAAGGGATATGAAAAGAAAGGTATGAAAACAATGTTTGGTAAGAGGTATCCAAACTGCGTAAAAAAGGAGGAAGTTGAAAGAGATGAGTATGGTGATCCGATGGGTGGACCAAAGATCTCAAAAAAACAACTCAAAAAAAATCTAGCAAAGAACGAACCAGATAAACAACATACCACAGATACCTCTGAAGGTATGGCATATGGCATCACTAGAGGATCAGGTAAACCATCAGGTCAAATGGCAGCATTTGGAAAAAAGAAACAAGAGAACCCTTACTCTCTAAAGAACAAGATAAAGATGGTGATTAAATCTGTTGCTGAGAAAGAAAGAGCAAAGGCGGGTGTGACAAAAGAGGATGTCATACCAGAGGCAAAGTATGAGTCTGGTGCATCAACTTATGGTAAAGCATCTATCAGAAACAAAAGAAGATTTGGAACGAAAGGTGAAAATCCTGATCCATTAACTGGAAAGAAGATCACAAAGGATGCGACAAGGGGTGAACTTATTACCAAGAGAAGAGAAGAACACAAAGCAAAACGTGGTGTAAAAGAAGAAGTTGGTGTTAGCACATCTACCATGATGGACAAGGCAAAGAAAGAAGCAATGCTCAGAAAAAAAGAGCAGGATGCCGTTGCTAAAAAGATGAAGAAAGAAGAAAGTGAATTACTTGTTCAAGATTGGAAAAAGGATAATATTAAATTTACTGAAATCGAGACAGTAGATATTATTAAACCAGAACCACTAAATCCTTCTGATTGGAGAAGTGAACTCAGTGAAGATGATATGAAAGGTATGAGTGTTAAGTCAGGACATAAAAGACCTACAAAGAGTGGTGCTGGAATGACACAAAAGGGTGTTGAAGCATATCGTCGTAGAAATCCTGGTTCTAAATTAAAGACTGCAGTGACTACAGAACCATCCAAATTAAAGAAAGGTTCGAAGGATGCGAATCGTAGAAAGAGTTATTGTGCTCGAAGTGCAGGTCAAATGAAGAAGTTTCCAAAGGCAGCAAAAGATCCAGATAGTAGATTAAGACAGGCACGTCGTCGTTGGAACTGCTGATAAGTTATGGTTGATAATGTATATCTTGGTAATCCAAATTTAAAAAAAGCAAATACTCCTCATGAATTTACAGAGGAGCAGGTCATTGAATTTATCAAATGTAAGAATGACCCTGTTTATTTTGCCAAAAATTATATTAAAATTGTTTCCCTTGATGAGGGACTAACACAATTTCATCCATATGATTTTCAAGAAAAATTAATTAAAAACTTTCATGAAAACCGTTTCAACATATGTAAGATGCCTCGGCAGACGGGTAAATCTACTACATCTGTATCATATCTTTTAC